AATAGTAATCTTTTTATTATTAGGAATAATAGAAGTACCTGAAGTATTATTTTTTATATCTAAAAATGCTTTGTATGTTTCACGTAATGTAAATAAAATTTCATTTATTAATTTATTTATTTGATCATTATATAATAAAAAAGTTTTTATATTTTCAATAAAATTATTATATAATGTAATAAAATCTTCTCTATTTTTATTTACACCTATAAATTCTGCATCATTTAACATTTGTTCTAATTTTTTTTTTAAATTAGTATACTCAACTATTATAGTATTTGGATCCTTACTACTTAATATTTCATTAAATTTAAATTTATATTCTTGTAAGTAAAATGCAACATAAGCATTTTTAATTCCATTGATATAATTTACAAATATAGTATTTATGAATGATAGCATATTGAAATTATTTTGATTACCTAATATAGAATTAATTTTGTTTTGTATATCTTCTGTATATGTTTGTTGATAACCATGGATTGATTTTAATTTATTTTGAGCATAAGTTGTTAATGTATCAATAGTAGTATTTTGTTCTATTGTTGGTATTCGTTTGATTATATTATTTAATGTTTCCTTAGTTTCAGTTATTATAATTTGTAAATTTGTTTTTAAGGTATCTTTTTTCATTTCAAATGATTTTTTATAAGTCAGTATTGTTGAATGTCTTTTTACAACACTAATCATTATTTCAGCTATATTATTTTTATTTCTTTTACCATTTTTTACTTCTGGTTCTATCTTACCATATTTACTATATAAATTATTAATAATATTTATATTTTCTAATTGAATATTTATTGCATCTATATTTTCTAAAATTAACTTTACTTTTTTATTATTATTAAAATTATTATTAATAGTTATATTTACATCAGATACTGGTGATTGTTTCATATATTTTATTACATCACCAGCATTTACTATATTTTTTTCATTCTTTGTTTTTGTTGGTAGTGTTGGTTGGTTTTGTTGTGTTGAATTAAATGGATTATTTAAAAACGTACTCATCTTTATATAAAATAGAATAAGAAAAAAATAACAATCAAATTATTTCTTATTTAAAATTATTTTACTCTTATACTTTAGAGATGCCAGGAGGTATTATGCAATTAACCAGCCAAGGAGCACAAGACATTTTTTTAGTCGGAAATCCATCTATTACCTTTTTTAAAACGGTTTATAAACGATATACTGTTTTTGGCAGTGAATATATTTCATTATATTTTGACCCATTGGCAACATTTACTCCCACCCAACAAACAAATGCTACTTGTAAAATAAATCGTAACGCAGATTTATTATACGATTGTTATTTAACCTATGAACTTCCTGCCATTTTTACAAACAATCAAATCCCCTTTGGTTGGTGTGAAAGTGTCGGCAATAAAATTATTCAAGAAACCACTTTTCGTTTTGACGGAACTCAAATTGAACGCCAAACTGGGGATTATATGAAAGTATATACTGAATTAAGTTCCTCTGAAAAACAACTTGAAAAATACAATGATTTAACAGGAAATGTTAATTATCTAAGAAATTCCGGACAACAACTTTCAGATAATATTGAGGACCAAGATTTAGCTATTTTAGCATATAAACTCTATGTACCTTTTTCATATTGGTTTTGTCAAAATAGTGGCTCCTCTATTCCTCTTATTGCACTTCAATACGTTGAACCTTATATTGATGTTATTTTTAGTCCATTGAATGAATTGTTTCGTATTGGAAACCCCTTAGTATCATGTCAGCAACTTTTTGGCGACTATGACAATAGCGATGAAAATATAAAAATCCGTAATTATTTACTTAGTCAAGGATATGACCAAACAAACGCAATTTATTATTTTACTCAAGGTAATTGGAGTGGAAATACAACTATTGTTGCGAATTATATTTATTTAGGCGAAGATGAACGTCGTCAATTTGCTCAAACATCTCATGAATATTTAATTACTCAAACACAATTTAATTTATTTCAAGGACTTAAAAAAGGACCTAATTATTTAGAAACTTCTTTTAATAACCCAGTAATAGAAATTATTTGGTATTTAACAAAAGATGATTTATATTTAAGAAATGATTGGTATAATTTTACGGGTATTGAAGAAGACCAAACATTGAAATATTTATTTGAATACTTTAAGAAAAAAAATATATATACGTTTAATTCTAAATTTTTAGAAGCAGAATATAATGGTTCTAAAGGATTCTTAGACCAAATAAAAGAACAAACAACAGATAAATTAACAAATGTACAATTACAAACCTATTTTAACGGATATGAAAACATTATGGATACTTTTCAACCTGTGCTAAATAATAATGACCGTCAAGAAGTATTTGATTCAAACTTTTATAGAAATTTAAATCAATTTAAATATCATAGTGGAAAAACAAATCAACCTGTTTATGTAATGAGCTATAGTTTAGAACCTGAAAAAGTACAACCTTCAGGAACACAAAATTATTCTCGATTAGACCGTCAAGAATTTAGATTAAATATAAATGATAATTATCCAATAGAAGATAAATTTGATTGTTATATGTACGCACGAAGTTATAATGTACTTCGAATTATTGGTGGTATTGGATCAATTGTATTTGCGAATTAAATAAAAATAAATGATTAAAATAAAATCTCTTTTTATACTATAATATGTATAATGGCGAAAATATAGATTTTAGTTTTGAATACGCTGTATCAATTATTGTGACATTAGTAGTTATGTCTATGCTTATAAAAAAAAATCCATCTATGAATTCAGCAATAATAGTTATTGGTGGCTTGGCTGTGGCTTATGTCACATTAGTCATTATGAATTATTTATTCCCTTATATTAATCAAATAGCAGCAAATGTATATCAATACTTTGTATATTCAATTATGAGCAACTTTAATAATTTAGGTTATTTACATGTATGGCCACCAATTTTAGCAGTACTTATTGTATTTGTTGTTCTACTTTACAATAGAAATCTTGGATAAGATTTATAATATTTTATGTTAATAAAACAATAGAAATCTTGGATAAGATTTATAATATTTTATGTTAATAAAACAATCAAGCTTTAGAATTTCATTTAAAAATATAATTTATAATTTTATTAAAAAATTATAAAGAAAAATTTAATTTTTTATATAATTAATATATATATGGAAATCGATTGCGATGCTTTAGTTCAAAGATATTTACTCATTAAAAATCCAGTTTATACATTTAATTTTCCAATTTCTGTTCTTATTGCAATTATTGTATTTGGATTTATGAAAGCATACAAAGTATCTGATAATTCTTATATTAATCAAATCTTAATCCCCATTTCTTCATTACTTGTTTCAATGGTTATTATTGATATGGTTTGTAGATCTTTGATTAATAAAGATGAACAATCTCGTTTAAAGAAACTTTGTTTATCTTATATGAATGACCCTACCAAAAGAAGAAGAATGATGAAAGATAAAATGTTAAATATGTTTGAAGTAGAGAATTATGATGGTAATATTTCTGATGGTTTTACAAATATAAATAATGAACAAGTCCTCGATGAAGTTCAACTTAATCCTTTAGAAAATAGACAAAACAATAAAGGAAAACATATTTATGACAATATTACTACAAAATTTTTAGAAAATAAAAATTTAATGTCCGATAAAAAAGAAATTGTTGGTTCATTCCCTAAAGATAATATTATGTGTGTTGGTGATACAAAATCAACAAATGGAGATTTATGTAGTGGAAGCGGTTCTAATCCAGGAAATATTATTGCTCCTGTTCCAGGTCCTCAATGGCTTCCTCAAAACGCAGAAACTGTTCAAAGACGTTTAAGTACAAATAATTTTACTAAAAATAGATGTATTGGAGAACCTAATCAATTTTAAATACTTTTGACTTTACTTGAAACATAGCATAATTTATTTTTTGAATTTCAACTTGAACTTTTTGTCCAATTTGAATTTTTATAATATCATGATTATCTTCATCTACTAATATTTCTTTTTGAATATCATAAAAACATCTTGTATTTGTTAACTCCGAAATATGAACACAAATACTTAAGTAAAGTTCTGGAACAAATATATAAATAGAACAATTTTTTATTTTATATATGAAACAATCAAATAAATGATTTATAATTTCATTTTCGTGATTAAGATAATAAACAAATTTTTGATAATTTAATAAATAATATTCAATGGAAGTTATTCTTTTTTCACAATCATTTATTTGAACTTCAAGTTGTTGTAATTCTTCTTTGTTATAGGAATCATAAAATAATAAATGATGATTAATTAAATCCGGAAATCGTCGAATGGGACTTGTAAAATGAGTATAACAACTACTATTTAAACCAAAATGTTTTAGATTTTCTTCATTATAAGTAGCTTTGTTCAATAAATTTGTTAATATAAAATTCATGAGTTTATTTTCTTTTGTTTGTTCATTTACTAATAAATGATTTAGATTAATGTAATTTATAGAATCAATTTCAAACTTTTTACAAAAATAATCACTTAATGTATTAAATTGAGTATTATCAAATTCATGATTTCGATACATACATATTCCTTTAATAGTCAGTTTTTCAGCAACAATATGATTGTTTAATAACATTAAGTTTTCAACACATTGATGATAAAAATTTTGATTGTGGAATAGTATAGATTCATCAAATTCAATACTTTTAATATCTAATTTATTTACTTTAAAATGAGTACATATTTTACAAAAATCTGTTTTAATATTTTCAAGTTCCTGAATATTTAACATCAATGTATGATTTAAACATATATCTTTAAATTCATCATAAGATAAATTATTATCAACATAAATGAATGATTGAAATATATTAGTGTCAATTATAGAAAAATCTTTTTTGTTTATTTTTATCTGAGTAGTAATAGCAAATCTGTCTTTTTTCTCTATTAAACTTATTAAATCATTACTTAATTGTCTATCAAGTAAATGATATACATGATGTGGTAAATAAATACTAAAACATTGTTTTTGAATGTCATCAAATAATGTAGATCCTTTTCTTATAAAAAAACCTACATCTGCAATATGAATACTTAATAAATAATGGTCCTCTAATATTTCGAATGAAAAACAATCATCAATATCTCTCGAACCTTTTGGGTCAATACTAAATGTATATAATTGTGTCAAATCTATGCGTTTTTTTTTTTCAATTTCAATTTGTTCCTTATAATGATGATGATAATCAATAGAAGTTTCTTTCTCATTTATATTAAAAATATCTTGAATATATTCACCCATTGCATTTTTTTCTTCAAAATTTCCTATTTTTTTTATAAATAATCCCTTAAAACCTTCTTGATCATATTGAGTAATTTTAAACTGTATGATATCCATCTTACTTAAACTATCATCTTGATGAAAAGGTATTTTAATTAAAAACTGATTGTTGAATTTTTCACTAAAAACAAAAATATCTGTTTTATAGAAATGATGAACTATACCACAAAAAAGAACATCTTGATAATTCGGTTGATTTATAATTTTAGCTTCCACGCAATGTTCATTGATTTTTTCAATAATTATAAATTCAACTTTATTATGTTGTATATGAAAATTAATATTTTCCTTTTTAACCATTATTTTTTCAGAAATAGAATCACATTCAATAGTATATTTTTTATGATTAAATTTTAGAATCCCAATATGCATTAATTAATTTTTAAAAAATTAATTTTAAGTATTTAAAAAAAAAAAAAAAATAAAATCTAATTGAATAATAATGGAATATATAATATTTACAATAGGAATGATTATTATATTTATATTATTTGTTGTTGCTGATGGATTAGCGAATGTAGAGAATTTTGATAATTATTTATTTCCTGTTAAAGGTCTTGGTAAAGAATGTGAAGCTGATGGTTTAAAGGCAGCATATATGCCAACTGTTTGTGCGATTGACGGGGAATTAAATAGTTATGCAAATTGTAAATGTGTTGATAAGAAAACAGGTGCTTGTAAAGTGTGTTATCCAGAAATTAAAAGAGATACAAAAGGTCGTTCTGTTATTTATAATGCGGAAGATTTACATGTTAATAGTGAGAATCAATAAATTAATATATTGAAATATGTAAAATGACTATTCATTTTTTATAAATTAGGTGTAATAGATAAATAAATAAATATATTTAATTATATTATAATGTTATTAAAAGGGATTGTTCAATCAGGAAATGTAAATCAAATAATACATTTAGCTAATTATTATATTTATTTATATGAAAGTGTAGAAGATAAATCTATTATCATTAATGAAACAATATCTGATGAAGATGGAAAATTTGAAATAATGTTTGAATCAAAAAATAATGATTCTATATATTATATTAAATGCATTTCAAAAATAAATAAAACAAAACAACTATTACATGTATTTGCATATTCAGATATAAATTCAGAAAGTAATATTATAATTAATGAATTAACATCCGTTTCATCTATTTTTTGTTTCAATCAATTTTTTGATAAAGATGATATTTATGGTAATAAAATGGGATTAAATATTGCATTAGGTATGAAAAATAACTTGGTCACTTTAACTGGTAATCTATCTGATGTAATTTTAACGAATCCTAATGGAGATGAGACAAATACTAAAAAATTATTAAATACTTTATCAAATATATATGTATATGGTATAAAAAATAAACCAGATGATCTATTTAATTTAATAATTCCAAATAATCTTGAAAATTTAAATTTAATTATTTTATTCCATTTTATTGCAGAAAATCCTTTTCAATTTGTTAAAAATAAATTATTACAAGAAAATGATCCTTTTTTTGTATATTCATTTGTTTATAAATCATATTTTCCATTTTTGAATTTTAATAATAAACCATCTTCTTATACATTAGTTGTAAAAGTAAATAAAACAGGTAATGAAAAATTATTATTTGGTGGACCAGCAAATATTGTTTTTGATAAGAAAGGGTATGCATGGATCACAAATAATGTATATCAAGGCACATACAATTCTTCTAATTTTACAGTTGTATTAAAACCTGATGGACAACCAGCTTCTTTTTCTCCTGTATTTGATGAGAAGATAGTTGGCTCTGCATATGGTATTACTAAATATTATGATAATATTTTAGTATCAAATTTTGGTTGGGGAAATGTTGTACCGAATGGAGGATTGGCTATTATTAATAGTCAGAATAAGAATGTAAATGTCATAAATGAAGAAATGTTTAGAGTACAAGGAATAACCGTTGATAAAAATAATAATATTTGGATATGTAGTAACGGTAATTCAAAAATAGTTGTCATATTAGAAAATAAAAAAATAATTTCTTATAATTTAGGAATAAATAATAACCCATTTGATGTAATATGTACAAATGATAATAATATATATATATCTGTACCATCAGGTCAACTTTTATCAAATATATATAAAGTATCGATAATGAATGAAGAAATTATAGTAGATAAAAAATATATTTTTGATACAATACAATTATTAGGAATGGCTTTTGATTCAATGAATAATATTTATGTTTGTTCCCCATTAAATAATACTATTTATCAAATAATTTCAAGTACAGAAACAATTGTTGAATTCAAAGAAGGATTGTATACACCTTGGGGTTGCAGTGTAGATGGAGATGATAATTTATGGGTAGCTAATTTTGGACCAAATAATGATAATACTTTTTGTATAACAAAAATAAGTCCTAATGGAACATTATTAACGCCAAATAATGGTATAATTCTTAATAGTGGTGGTCAAGAAGTAAGATTAGCAAATGGACTACCATTGTATGGAATTGAAATAGATAAAAAATCATTTAAACCATTAATGCGAACAACAAATTGTCCGATTGATATGGCTGGAAATGTATGGGCAATTAATAATTGGAAACCAAGTATTAATGATAATCAAGTTATTGAAGATGCAAATCCAGGAGGTGATGGGATTTGTATTTTTATTGGATTAGCGGGTAAAATAAAAAATTATTAAAAAATTATTAAAAAATTATTAAAAAATTATTAAAAAATTATTAAATTAATATTTATAAAAATCTATAAATTTTTTTCAAGTCTGTATAAATCATAAATATAAATTGAATCATCATAAGTAGTAATTTTATTATCACTAAAAATATAACCATTTTTTTTGTAAAAATCTAATACATCATTATTACCCATTTTTTGCCATGCGCAAACATTTATCTTATGAACACCATACATTTTTAATACATATTCTTCCATATCTTGTAAAACAATACTACCTATTCCTTTATTTTTATCAAAAACGACTATATTATTTAGTGTAGCATTTTTTTTTTCAACATTAAAATTAAAATGTGCCAATGGTTTATTTATTTGATACATTTCAACATGATATAATTTTTTCATAGGATGCTTAAAAATTTTATGAAAATATTTCATCATAAATAAATAATGATTTAAAAGAAAATATCTATGTTTTTAATTTGTTATTGTAAAGTTTCATCCAAATATTGATTAATTTTTTCTTTCAATAAAACATTCATATTTTTTTTACGCTTTTCTTCATTTTTATTAATTTTTTCTATTTTTAATAAATCTTCTAAACTTTCATAATTAATTTTATATAAATTCATATATTTAATCAATCTTTTTTCACCTAAATTTTCAAAATTTTCATTTAAAACACACTCTCGAAATTCATTGAAGTAAAAAAATAATAACTCACAATCTAATATCAAATGATTAATATTTGTATATTTTTTATTTAAACTTTGTTTTGCTTGAGAAATAAGTTTTTTATTGACCAACATCTGAGATGCTTTATTATGAATATTCGTAAATTCAATTGGAATATCTGATTTAACATTAAATTTTTGTTGATGAATTATATAATTTGGTACTTGTACTCCATAATAACTTAAATAATTATCTATATCATACCAATCATTATTTTCATAAATATATGAATTAATTACATCAAATTTTGACAATGAATCCATGTATTTACTATATGTTAAAATCTTATTTTTTGAATTCATTGTAGTTGCATTTAAAAATGGAACTATATTTTGATATAAAGTATAAGGTAATATAAAAGGCTCCATAAAATACAATAAATCCAAATCATTATATTTCATTTTATTGTTCATAATTAATTGAGTTGATTCTTCCAATTGAATATCATTTTTATTCGTGTCATTTATACACTCAATTTTTAAATAATCATCTAATTTAATATTTTTCTTTATATTTTTTGATTGAGTAAATAAATGAATATTTTCAAGGGACAAAATAAATTTCCGAATATCATTTCTACATTTTTTATGTAAATGTTTAATTATTTTATTATCAATCTTCTTTCCACCATTTAAATTTATTTCATTATCATTCACTAATTGATTCACAAATTTTTCATAATCTTGAAATTGTAATTCTTTTAACATAATAGTATGAGAAAAATTTTTCAATTCAGTTACCTTTTTATCATTATTATTAATATATGTACAAACAATAGGATTTTTTATAAAAATAAATGTGTTCATATCAATTTTTTGTTTCTTTTTTTTTTCAATATTTTTTTCATATTTTTGATTATCTTTTAATATTTGAATAAATTCACTTAAACCTCCTTTGTCATTATTTTGACATAATGTTTCAATTTCATCCATAATTAATCCAATGGGTTTTTGTTCCTCATAAAATAAATCAATAACATTCTTAAATCCTAATGCTTTATGTAAAAAATCACCCAGTTTCTTTTGAGTTCGTAAATGAGAACCATTAAGTTCAATGATTTGATAATTAAATTTTTGTAATAATAAATTTGCAATTAATGTTTTTCCAGAACCCGATGATCCAATTAATAATAACACTTTTTTTGTTGTATTTATTTTATTTTTATATTCATGAATCCACTTTTCAGCTTCTTTTAATTGGTCTTGATAAAATATTAGGTCATCCAAATATATTGGTTTTACTTTTTTAAGTAAGTCCATAATATTTTATAATCAAAAAGATTTTAAATTAATAGTTTTAATTTTTTAAGTAGAACCTAATGTTCCTTGACTGGGATTAGGACTATTACAAATTCTTTCAATACCCTGCCATACACCTTTTACGCCATTTGATGGACCACAATTCTTAATCCAATCACAACGACTATAAACATTTTCACTATTACTGGTATTCACCCAATCATAACGTTCTTGTGCTGACATTGATGTAAGACCATCAGGGTCACCATATTCCCATGTTTTACCATCTGGTAATTTTGGAAATTCTATTATTTTATTATCAGAATTACTATAACATTTAGGATCATTTTGAACATTTAAATTAAAATCTCTATTAGAACAATTATAACTTTCACTTCCTGAAGAAGGATGTGAAAAATAATCAGGACATTTAACTCCACTGTTTTGCATATATGAAGGAGGAGGATTAATTTTTCTATTTGCGGTATTTGCAGCACGCTCTTTATAGTAAGAATATAAGTAAGAAATTAAATAAGATAATATTATTATTAAACCAATAATCGCTAAAAACTTAATTAAAAAATCAAGCATTATATATTTTAATAATATATTTTTTTATATATGATTTTTATAAAAACAATTTTAATTTAAAATGTCGTTGTCACTGAACGTAAATTACGAGTACCCTTTGATGATAAATTTACAGGATGTTCTATAGGAACTGGCATAAATTCAACTTGTTTTAAATAACCTTCATATTGGTAAATTTCAGGAATTATTTTTTCAACACACCAATTTACAACTAATTCATTTAAATATTGTATTTGCTCTTTAATTTTATTAGGTAAATTAGGACTATGTTGTAAATAAGTAGATCGCATTACAATTTCAAGTTCTATTTCAGATTGATTATCAATCTTATGTTTTTTATCAGTTTTTAAGTAAACTTCATAGCGTGTTTTATCTTGAATAATTTTCATATTTGCAGCACTAAAATAAAGTTGATTAAGTTGTGATGTTTCTTGTATACCATACAATGCCTCAACTTGAAAATTTTTTTTTGTAGTACTGTTCTCAACCATACCTAAATCTTTCATGTGTTCGTTTGTAGTAATAACACGACCATTCTGAAATTGATTATTCATTCTAATATATATTTTATTTTTTTTTTATAATATTATCTAATAATTTTTTCCTACTAAATCTACCTTATTTGTTTTTGTATTAATATTTGTTTCTTTAAGTTTATCTACACTGTTTATAAAAATTAAATCGAAATTATAATCCCCAATTGTTTTTATTACTCTTAATTTAGAATCAAGTAATGTAATTTCTAAAGTTGTTATATCATTTAATAAAAAATCATAACCATTGAATATTATTTTTGATGAAATGTCATTCGTAATATTTGATGAATTACCTGATAATGTAGATACAAGTATTTTACAAAAAATTCCATCATAACTTTTCTTTAATATTCTAATACCATCACTATAACATTGTATAGTATCACCAATATTTAAATCCTTTGTAATTTCATCAATACTGTAATTTTGATTAATATGAAACTCTCTATCATTATATGAAATATTAAGTTGATTTTGTTCATTCGATAATATATTAACACCAATGAATTTAATTTTTAAAAACACAAAGTTGTTATTTTTAATAAAATAATTATTATCAATATAATTATAATTAATATTAACTGTTTTTAAACTTGATTTTGTTGATAAACTAAGTATTTCTTGGATAGGAGAAGTAAAGTTTAAACTTAAATTATATAAATTTGAATGAATAAAAGAAAATCCTTTATTAAATATATTAATTAAATATCCATTTGTACCATTCGCTATTGAAAAACTGAAATATTCTAAAATACTGCTCTTTGTTTCATAAATATTATCAATTTTATAGTTTACAAGTTCTCCATTTTCTTTACCATAAATAAATCGTGTTAAAAGTGATCTTCCTACAAATAATTTATTAGTAGATACAATATAAGGAACATTTGTATTAATTCTAAAATAATTAATTAATATATCATTAAACAATAATGTTTCTGTAATATTAGATACAGAATAGTCACCTTTTATTGTTGGAAAACTATTACTAAAAGGAATTCCTTTTGAATTAATATTATTAAAACGAAAAGCAAAACGAACTAATTTTATGTTTAAACCATCCTTATTAATATTTATCAAATCATTAAATTTATAATAATTTACATTATATAATTCATCTTCTGTATAACCTTTATTTTGTCTAAATAAACGATTTGTTGTATAAACATCTAAATTAAAAAAAGGTGTCATTGTAAAATTCTTAATAACAGAATTAGATAAAATAATTTCTCCAGTATTAGCATTAATTACTAAAGGAAAAGCAGATGGAATAAATGGATTATTATAATCGTTGTTTGGATAGAAATCTTTATTATCTTTATTAATATTATTATCAAACCATAAATCAGTCACATTTTGAATAAATGGCACAGTAAAATAAAAATATTTTGGGTCAAGAGTATAATCACTTCCTAATAAAGAAAAACCATAATATATATCATTTTGTTTATAATAATCAGCACTATAGTTATTCCCTTCTAATGGTGGTTTAAAAAACTGTAAAGAAACAAGTTGAGCATTTTCCATTTTATTTGTCATGAAAATTCCTTCATCTATATAATTAAATTCAGAAACCCATATATTATTTGACCCTCTTAATGAAGGAAAACTATAATAAGGTTCTTCTGTAATCTTGTATATATTATTTGGATTATTTAAATTATTTCCATGTAAAATACTTCCTGCTTGTAAAGTAATTCTACTTAATAATTCAACTAATGTATAATTTCCAGGATTAATATTAACATTATCTATTAAAAATAAAGATGGATCAAAATTAGGTTGTTCATTAAATAATGATGGTGGTATATTAAAAACACTATATGGAAGAGAAAAATAAGAATATGTTTTTTTAGTGTCTGGAAATGGAATTATATTAAAAGATAAATCAGTATTTTCATAATAATTTGATAAATATTGCCATGTTAAATTATTATTCATTGGTTCAACTGATTTTAAAAAATTTGGGATATTAATATTATCAATTTTAATCTGTTGTATATTTGTCATCTTTTTAGATAAATTAACTTGAAAATTACTTGTCAATGGATATAATTTTAAATCTCTATAACCAGTATCTATACTAAAAGTTGTTTCCTCTATTGTTGTATATCGATCCTTACTAATATCTTTAAGCAATGGATCTAAAAGTGGATAATGATTTTTTTTATTATCTATCGGAAAAGGTTGATAATATGATTTTTTTATATTTATATTATCTGATTCTTCATCATTATTATTTAAAAACCGTAATGTATTATTTGTATCTTCGCTATTTTGATTTGCCTCATAATTTACAAAACGATCATAATTTTTTGTTTCTTTTTCAATTTGTTTTTCATTTATAATATTTGTATCAATAAAATTATTTGTATATAATAAATCTTGTGGATCAATCATTGTTATTTATATATAAGAAATCTTTTATACTCTTTTTTAAATATATATCTAATTTTTTAAAAAATATAGATTTATCAAATAATTCATCTAATAATATTTTATATTGATTATTTTTACTTGATTTTATATATTGAATTGAATTTAAATGAATCGTATATTGAATGTTAATATTTTTTTTTAAAAAAATAAAAAAAAGAAGATTGTATTCTTCTATATCATAAAAATGAATTTTTGTTTTTATGACTTTAATTAATTTTCCTTCAAATTGAATATTATTTTTAAGCTTTATATCTACATATTTATTTAAATAATTATTATATTGATTGTATTTATCATAATTATAATAATATTCATAATTATTTTTAAGAAATGTAAATAATTTTATATTTAATTTGAAAAATTGATGAATGAATAAAATAAAAATAAGTTTATATACACTTAATACCTGTAATCCAAATAAAAATAAAATAGTTATCATTATAAAAACCAATTTATTTACAATTTGAAATATTATCATTTCTTACTTTTAGTCGTTTTTTTTTTTATAGATATAAGTTTAGGTTTATCAATTTTATCTTTAATTTGATCTTCCATTAGCTCATTATAAGATTTGAGTTTCTTCTTATAAGCTTCTAAAAATTTACTTAAATCTATCTTCCATAGATCTTTTTCGCTTTTACTTTCTATTTCTTGATATAAAGCCAATTTATTTTCATGTTGACTTTTTAATTCATTTATTTTTGTCTGTGATAAAGTACGAATACGCATATTTAGTAAATAATCATAATTAAAATTTTCTTCACTATCGTCATTTCCAAATTTTGGAAATCCTTTTTCTTCTAATAATTTTAAGATATAATCATCTTCTTTTTGAATAATATTAATACTACCATCGATAAATCCTTCAATGAATAATATTTTATATTTAAATATATCTAATTCTTTTTTCATACTACTGAGTAAATATTCTTTACGTTTTACATAATAAATAAGTCGTATATGATAAAATTCATTTAGTATTTCTTCACAACTATCATATTTGCTAATTACTTCTTTATTATTATATAAATGCATATTTGAATAATTCGTGTATTTTGAATCAGTTAATTTTAATGTATTCTCAAAATTATTATTTAATATTAAATCTTTTAATATATCCTTTTTAAACGTTAATATAATTTTTACAACCTTCTCTGTTGAATAATTCACAAAATCTACTAAACATTGTTTTGATGTATTTTCATTTGATTTATCATATAATAATGATTCCAAAAAAGATTTATAATCTTCTGTAGATTTACCAATTGGTAGTTCTGTAATATGAACAGTTGTTTCGTTAATTAATTTATAACATCCATAATTCATATATTGTTGAACACCAAAGTCATTTATATTTTTAAATGAAATTTTACCTTGAAATCCTCTAAACCATGGTTTCATTGGTATAATTTCTTTATCTTCCATCATATTCATTAGATTTTTAACAATAATTTCTGGGTCATGACATGGAATTTTAGTGCTAAACCCCGTACCAATACCTTCACTTCCGTTAATAAGCACAAGTGGAATAATCGGTATGTACCATACTGGTTCAATCTTCATTCCATCATCTTCATTATAGTTCAATAAAGGATTATCTAACGGATTAAATATATGAAACGTTAATTCTGATAAATTTGTAAATATATATCTCGGAGAAGCTGAATCCTTTCCATTTTCTAAACGAGTTCCAAATTGACCTTTCGGTTCTAATAATTCAATGTTATTTGAACCCACATAATTTTGTGCTAAACCAATAATAGAATCATATAATGATTGTTCGCCATGATGATAAGCACTGTTCTCACTTACATAACCTGCTAATTGACTCACCTTTATTTCATTTTTTAAATTTCGTTTAAAACAACTATATATGATTTTACGCAATGAAGGTTTTAATCCATCTATCATACTCGGAATAGAACGCTTACAGTCATAATCTGAAAAATGAATAAGTTCTTTATCAATAAATTCATAATAAGGTACTTTTTTTTGAGTTTGTTCAATAATATTTATTTTATCATATGATTTTAACCAAACTTTACGATCTTCTGCTTTTTTTTTATCAAATGCCAAATCAATCTTTATTTCTGATTTAGATTTCTTTAATACATCGTCAAATTCGTCTCCTTTAATATAGTGAATATTCTTTTTTTCAATATCTGTAAAGTACTCTTTTGCCTCCTCAGATGTACTTGTACCCAATCCTTTATAATATTTAACATGCCATGATTTTATATTATCAATACTCTGTTTCCATGTTTCAAATTCGGTTAATGTAAAGAACTGATGTTCACTTTTCTGTTTTTTTACTTTAATTATTGGTGTAGCCAATGACATTAAAAAACCGGAACTATTTAATAATTCTGGCCAAAATACTGAAAATAAATTAATCAATAATCCCTTAATATGACTTCCATCTACATCCGCATCCGTTAAGATTAATATACGACCATATCGTAAATCCTTCATTATATCATCTGGATTTTTAGCCTTTGAAAATTTTAACCCCATGATTTTAACCAAAGAACTAATTTCATGATTATCCATTACTCTTTTCATTGGAATATCTCGTACATTTAATATTTTACCCCTTAGTGGAAATACACCATAATGATCACGTCCAATAACACTTAATCCAGCAACAGCAAGCGCTTTTGCTGAATCTCCCTCTGTTAAAATAAGTGTACATTTTAAAGACTCGTTTGTACCCGCTTTATTTGCGTCATCAAGTTTATCTATTCCACGTACATTGGATGTTTTCTTTCCACTCATCTTTTGAAGTCCCAAATTATCTTTGAAATCATTTAATTTAATTGCTCTTTCTACAAGACTTGTTTTTAGCACATTCTCGATAAATTTTTCACTTAAACTACATGAAGAACCAAATTTTGACGAAGGTGTTGTTAAATATTCTTTAATTTGACTATCAAAAGAAGGATTTTCAATGGTTGAACGTACAAAAATAAATATATTTTCTTTTAAATGTGCTGTTTTTAATTCTATCTTTTTACGTTTATATCCCTTAGTTGCCACATAATTTTGTACTTTTTTTGTTATACCATTAACTATATAATCAACGTGTTTTCCTCCTTTAATAGTTGAAATTCCATTCACAAATGATACATGCTCAAACTTTGCATCTGGACTAACTGCCATAACAACCTCCCATCGGTCGCTTATTTGCTCATATACACGTTCAACATTATCATCAAAATAATAATTTACATATTTTTCAAGTGTTTTTGAATCTAACTTAGTATTATTTAAATATACATTGACATTTTTATTTGTACATGCTGTGCAATCATAAACACGTTTTTGCATGAGACTAATTGTATCACTATTTATACTATCAATATTAAAACGAACTAAATCAGGCTCAAATTCAATTAAAGTATATGGTTTTTCACTACATTTTGTAATTATGGGTTTATTTTTAATATTCATGTTTTTTTCAAATGTTTGTACATATTTTAATTTCTTTTCATGATCAATTGTTGTAATTTTAAACTTTGTTGAAAATATATTTGCTAATTTAGCACCATAACCATTTTTACCTCCCGTAATTTTTTTTTCATCTTTATCATAATTTGATGATGTCAATAAATTACCAAAAATTAACTCTGGAATATATATCTTATGTTCTTGATGTTCTACAATTGGAATTCCAATACCATTATTATAAACACTAAATTTATTATTTTCTCTATCTATATTAACTTTAATCTCTGTTACTTTATGCTTAATATGGTCATCATTTTCTATTCTTACATGCTGGTCTATTGCATTTACTAATACCTCGTCAAAAATTTTATATAATCCAGGTATATATTCAATGTTTCGAAATACAATCTTGTTATCGACATCACTATAAACCCATGTTTCTAATTCTGTTTTTTCTACCGAACCGATATAAGTATCAGGTAAATCTAAAATATGCTCCAATGGAGTCTTTTTCTGATATGTATCTTCAATCGATTTCTTTTTAAGTGACATATTAAATTACTCTATACTTGTAATAGTAGTCTTTAAATCCTTTTAAATCATTTTTTATTTTTTTTTAAAAAATTATCTTCTTCCTTTAAAAGCACTTACAAATTTTATTAATCCATTAATAGGTACTCGAATTAAATTCATAAAAGTCATAAGTAATATTAGAGCAGCAGCACCAGTATTAATTAAATGTTTAAAAACAGATAATATATTTACTAAATTTTTATTAATAACCATAATAATATTACCTATCTTTACATAAATACTAAAAATCATAGTTGCTATTTTTGATAAATCTTCAAAAACTTTTTGTTGTATATTTGCTATAACTGTTCTAAATTTATTCATTGTTCCATTAATTGAAGACATACCTTCAGTTAATTTACTGGTAACATTGAGTTGGTCACTCATAGAAGAATTAAATTGTGATGAAAAAGCATTTGATTGACAACTATTTGCTGTTGAAGTAGAATCACCTGGTGCAATACCTATTGCTTGAAGAAGTGGTCCAACAGGGCTACATTTTAAATCTCCCCAATTTGAATTAACATAATTTTTATTATTTTTGGATATTATTCCTCCCATATTATTATTATATATAAAAAAGAAGATAATCTATACTTATCTAATTTGAATTTTATTTTTTTTTGTTTATTTAGCTTAAATTAAAAAAATAAATTATTTTTTAAAATTAATGAAAATTGATGAAATTTTAGAAAATAAAAAAACTGAAAATAAAATAATTTTTTTAAAATCTATTTTATTAGGTGTAAAATATGGAAAAATAGAAAATTCTGATTATTATGAAAAAAGTATATTATATGAAATTCAAAAAGAAAATATAAAAGAAAATATAAAAGAAAATATAAAAGAAAATATAAAAGAAAATTTAAAAGAAAATTTAAAAGAAAATTTAAAAGAAAATATAAAAGAAAATATAAAAGAAAATATAAAAGAAAATTTAAAAGATGAAAATAAAATATTTTTTTTAAATGCTATTTTATTAGGTATAAAATATGGAAAAACAGAAAATTCTGATTTATATGAAAAAGGTATATTATATGCAATTCGAAAAGAAAATAAAAAAGATGAAAATTATACTTCACAATTATTAAATCAAATGGATCATAAGATTGCTCAATTTAAAGTTATCAAGAATATTAAAAACTTAGAAAATGTAAGATCGAACATTATTAAAAATTTAAATAATTTAAGTTATCACAATTACAACAATAATATTGTTAAAATAAATTATTTAAGAAATAATTTAATATCTTTAAATCAAGAATTAAAAAAATTAAATAAGCAACTTGAAGATATCCATTCTACTAAAATTAGCAAATCTTAATTTCTAATCTAAATCGTTTTTATTTTTTACAAAACATAATAAACTATTTAACATTACACCATTTGAACCAGAAAATCTAATTTCATTACCATTTTCATGATAATCCGCACCAGCTACATCTATATGAAGCCAGTCTGTATTCTTAGGTATAAAATTACTTAAAAATGCTCCTGCCATTATAGTTCCAGCTTGTATTTCATTACTATCATTTCTATAATCAGCTAAATTTGATTTTGTTGCTTCTACATATTCACTCCACATAGGTATCTCCCATAAATGTTCATTGTTCTCTTTTCCACATTGAATCATTTTTTGTATTAATTTATTTGAGTTACCCATAATAGAAGATGCTTTTCCTCCAAAAAAATATTCATTACCTCCTGTTAATGTACTAATATCAATAACACATTGAGGGTTATATTTTTCACTATAAGCAAGTGCATCCGCCATAATAAGGCGACCTTCAGCATCTGTATTTATAATTTCAACTGTTTTACCATTATAAGATTTTACAATATCTCCTGGTCTTGACGCATTTTCATTTACCATATTTTCGACAATTGGTAATAAAGCTATATAATGTCCTTTTAATTTATGATAAGATATTAAATTCATTAATCCATAAACAGTAGAACTTCCAGTCATATCTGTTTTCATATCATGAAAATCATGTAATTTTATATTATAACCACCACTATCAAACATTACACCTTTTCCTACAAAAACGGTAGGTTTACATTTTTTAGGTGCGTCTTTGCTTTTATAATGTAATAATATCATTCTTGCTTTTTTAGAACTTCCAGCATTTACTGCTAAAATAAGATTCATACCTAATTTTTTTAATTGTGCTTCATTTAATACTTCCATTTTTATATCTTTATATTTTTGTTTCTTTATTATTTCTTCATATTTATCAGCATTTAATATATTTGCTGGTGTATTATTTAAATCTCTAATATGATTTTGTACATCTCCGTGTACTAATCCATTTTCAATATATTGATTATATTTTTTTAAACAATGATAAAAATAAATTGTTCTTTTTTCATTGATATGATTTGTTTTATAATCATTTGTTTGATGAATACCTAAAATAAAAGACAATACTTGATTTTGTATAGAATTATCACTTTTTTGATCTAAGTAAATTAATATATTGCCTTCATAATTATTTACGTATTTGCCCAACTGTCCATATGTATTATATAGACTTTCATGATTACATTTTTTATTCATAAAAATAAACATTACTTCAAAATTATCAAAATATAAAGTGCGAAATAATTCATTACTTTTTGATTTAAAAAATGTAGTAGGTAATTTTTTTATATCTAATTCCTTTGAAACTGTTTTTTTTATATGTTCTATATTATCACATACACAAAAAACATAAAGTTGAATATTTTTTTTCTTAAATGTTTTTGTACATTCAAAATTCATCTATATTATGTAATAATATATAAAATTATAAAATTATAAAATTATAAAATTATAAAATTTCTTTATTTAGATTATGAATATTGGCATTCATAATGATGATTATTTAAATATAGAAAAAGCCATTCAAAGAGTAATTCAATTGAAAATAAATTGTCTTCAAATTTTTTTAGGATCAAAATCATTAACCACTCTTTCTGAAAAATGGAAACCAACGAAAAAAGAAATTATAAAAATAAAAGATTTGCTTCTAAAAAATAATATTCAACTTTTTATACATGGTCTATTAAGAATTAATTTTTGTAATGATCCTTCTCAAAAAAGATATCATTGGGGTCTTCAAAATCTAATTTATGATATGAAATTAGGTAATCAATTAGGTGCAAAAGGAGTAGTTATTCATGCTGGACATCTAAATACTAAATTTTATACTATTTCTAAAAAACAATGTATTACTCATTTTATACAATCATTCATTTATGTTTTAGATCATACAAAAAAAATAAATATTTATTTAGAAACACCTGCAACTCAAAATAATACTTTTTTTAGTAGTTTAGAAGATTTGTCACAATTATTTAATCAAATACCACTTAAATATAAAAAAAGAATAGGAATTTGCGTAGATACTTGTCATATATTTGTTAATGGTTATGATATTTCTAATAAAGAAGGTGTTATTGATTATTTTAATAAATTTGATCAACTTATTGGACTAAAATATTTAAAACTTATTCATTTAAATGATTCAAATGGAGAACTTGATAGTCATGTGAATAGACATGCATCAATAGGACAAGGTTATATTTTTAAAGAGAAAAAAGATGGACTTATTCAATTATTAACCTTTATAAAAAACAACAATATACCTTTTATATTAGAAACAAATAAAGATCATTTTAATAATAACATTCAAATAATAAAAAAATATGAATCAAAAAATGGTGGAAAACAAAATAAAAAAAAATTAATTATTCAAATCTTTCAAGATTTACTACACTATTATCAAACATTAGGAAATAAAAAAAATAGTTCAACAATATTTAGAATACAAAGTTATGAAAAAATAATCAATGAATTAAATAAAATTGAAAAAATATCAACATTAAATAATATAAAGAATATAGGTGGTTTAGGACAAAAAACAGTAGATAAAATAAATAATATTTTAAAAAGCAATCATCTTGAATTACATAATAAATTAATACAAACTAAAAATATAAATAAAATAAAAAGTTTACAAGATTTTCAAAATGTATATGGTATAGGACCTCAAATAGCTCTAAAATTATATGATAAAGGAATTATTAGTATTGAACAACTCAAAGAAGAAGTAAAACAAAAAAAAGTAATTTTGAGTAATTCACAAATACTTGGTCTTAAATATTATAATAATTTAAAAGTACGAATACCTTATGATGAAATAACAAAAACAACACAAATATTAAAAAAAGAATTAAAAAAAAATAATAAAGAATTAGAATTATTAAATGCGGGTTCATATGCAATGAAAAAGAAAAATAGTGGAGACATTGATTATATACTTATTTTTGATCCATTTAAAATAAAATTAAATATTGTTAAAGAAACATTTAATGAAATATTAATTAAAAATAAATGGATGAAAGGTCATCTACTAAATGGTAAAAAGAAAGATATTTTTTTAATACATATTCAAAAAAATAATCCAGTAAGACAATTAGATATTGGTTATGTACCATTTCAAGAAAAATATTTTTATATTCTTTATTTTAGTTCATCACGAAATTTTTCAAAAAAAATAAGATTACATGCTTCAAAAAAAGGTTATAAACTTAATGAAAAAGGTTTATTTGATAAAAAAAGTGGAAAACAAATTGATATTCAACCTAAAAATGAAAAAGATATATTTGATTATTTAGAGTTTCCTTATGTAAAACCTGAAAATAGAAAATAATGTAAGCATTTATTTTTGTTATGTTATTTAAGTTATTTTATTTAAGTTATGTTATTTTTTCAAAAAATTCATTAAATGAATATGGTGGAATTGTTAAAGATTTGGATGTTGGCAATCCACTTGAAAATATCGATTTAAAACTACCACTAAACGTTTCAAAATGTAACATGTTTCGTGTAATATAACTTTTAATTTGTACATCTTGTTTATATAACATTTCTAAATTAAATAATAATTGATAATGAAGTAAAATTTGTACTAAATAATATTCCATGTCAACAATTATAATTAATAACTCATATAAATTTTTATATTTTTTTGTATCTAAATTTTGTGCACATTCTACATATAATTTATAATTTTCTAATACTTTATTTTCAACATCTTTTAAAGATGATTTATAATTATAGGGTTCATAAAATCTTTTATATTGATCCATGAATTGATTTATATTTTTTGATGAAGTTTTATTTGAAATATTATTATTTGGATTATTAAGTAAAACATAACTAATATCATTCGAATTATTTTTTTTATTTGATAAAGATGAATTTATACCAATATTAAATAATGGTTTAAAAGCCATAACTCCAATTACATTTTTAAATTTTAATAATGTATTTTTTAAATCATTAAAATAATTATAAAATTTTATAAATATATAACGTTCTTCTGATTTCATAGAATCATTAAGAATTTTTAAAAATAAAGATGAATTAACAGAAGTATATAATACTTTTTTCTTTTTAAAGTCTTTTAAACCTAATATAAATGACTTCTTTTGGTCAAATGGATTAATATATGATAAAGATATTTTTGATTTTATTTTAGATAATAATATATTATTTTTTATCGATAAATCTAATTCTAAATTATTAACATCTTTCAATAAATAATATTCATTATTCATTAGAAATTCTTTTATATTTTTATAGGATTGATTAAAATTCGCAACATTTAATTTTACTTTATAATAACTTTGAACATCTTTTGAATCTTTTAATAAAAATTGTGGTAATAAAAAATCACATTTATCTATTAATTTTTTATTAAATACATCACTTTTTAAATAATTTAAATAAGGTTCTTTTATATTTGTAAACCTAAGATTATTTGACATCTCTATTACTTTAAGTATATATTTTAATATTTTTTAAATATAATCAATTTAAGAAAATAGAACAAATAAATAAATATATGAGCACTCAATCAAATTTAAATAATAATGAAATTAGTGAAAATATTAATATTGTTAACAATATAGATATAGAAAAAATTGTTAAAAAAAGAGGTAGAAAGCCTAAAAACAAAAATATCGAAGAAAAATGTGATGAAAAATGTGATGAAAAATGTGATGAAAAATATGATGAAAAATATGATGAAAAATGTGATGAAAAATATGATGAAAAATATGATATTAAAAAGATAGAAGAAACAAAGATCCTTAAAAAAAGAGGTCGTAAACCTAAGGTAAAAATGGAAGAGGAAGAAATAAAAATACCTAAAAAAAGAGGAAGAAAACCTAAAGAAAAGATATATTCAGTCAAAGAATTACCAAAAACATTTTATGAAGAAAATAAAAATGAAACATTAATACTTCATTTACCAATAGATATTTCTTCTAAAGAAGAAAGAAATATTCAACCATTGCCAAGTGATTCCATTAAAAATAATTATGGTTTACAAGAAAGTAATATAATAAATAAAAATGAATTTAACTTACCAACACAAATGAATTTATTAGAAAATGATCAAAAAGAAATAGAAAAAAATGAAAATGAAGATAAAGAAAAAAAAATAAAAGAAGATAAATCGAATTCAAAAGATTGGAGTAATAATATTAATCATTCAAATAAAGTATTAAAAAAAAATCTTAGGAATATTTTATATCAATTTATTGATTCAAATAAAGAGAAAGTTTGGCCAGAGAGTACAAATATTTGTTGTTGGTGGTGTTGTCATGGATTCCAAAATACTCCATGTAGTTTACCGTTTTCATATAAAAAAAATAAATTTTATGTTAAAGGAATTTTTTGCAGTTTTAATTGTAGTGCATCATATAATTTCAATATGAATGATAATAATATTCATGAAAGATATAGTTTATTAAATTTAATGTATAAAAAATTATATTATAGAAAATTTATAAAAATTAATTTAGCACCACCTCGTGAGTCACTTAAAATGTTTGGAGGTTATTTAGATATAGACGAATTTCGTAATTATTGTTTAGAAAATGAGCGTATATTTAATTTAATTGATCCTCCGCTTATTTCAATTATTCCTAAAATAGAAGAATCAGTAAATCAAAAGAATTTAAATGGTGGTTTGGGTGTTCAAGTAAATGAAAATATATTACAAAAAACACAAGATAGTTTAAAATTAAAAAGAAGTAAGCCTATACATAATCCAAGTAATTCATTACAAACATTTATGGATTTAAAAATTATTTAATTTTATAGAATTCCATTGAAAAAAAAATATTGTTAATTATTATAATGGCTAAATCAAATTGGTATGGCGTTTCGCAACCCTCTAATATGGCAAATTTTGCTACAAATAGTTATAATTTAACATCAAAAGGTTCATGGTGTGTAAAACCTGGATCTATTTACACAAATGCTGGTGCAAACTTCGGTTATTTCAACAAGAAATGTGGTGATCCTTATACTTACTATAATTTCTGGTATAGAAGATTTCCTCAACAAAACAATTACTTAAATTGTTATTTCTTACCTTATGTAGATCCTATGCTTAAAAATAAATATGCGTATATTCCTGGATCTACTAAGTGCCAACCTTTCCAAAATTACGGTTTTAACACAACTGATAATGGTTTTAAATATTTCGATAGAAAAATCAATTATACCAGCCCTTAAATAAGATATAT